TCGAAGCATGTCCGACTGATACGTTCTGAGCGCCTGTTGTGTTAGTTCTTAAACTGTCGTGGCCTACGGCAGTATTTGCTGCGGCAGTATTTGCTGAAAGTGAATCGTGCCCAATAGCCGTATTCTCAGAAGTGGTTGTACATGCGTCTAAAGCATTACCACCGATAGCAACATTCTGCGCTCCTGTAGTGATGGCCGCAAATACATTAGTTCCTACTCCGACGTTGTAATTCCCTGTTGTTAGAGAACCAAGTGCGTCATTACCGATGCCGATGTTGTATTGAGCCGTGGTAGACACATCCATAGCATATCTTCCGATAGCTACGTTCCTGTCTCCTGTGGTATTTGATGCTAAAGCGTTCTTGCCAACGGCTACGTTGTTAGCTCCAGTGGTGGTTGCTGCCATAGCATTTGAACCAATAGCAACATTATCTGCGGCTGTTGTGTTTGCTGAAAGCGCCGCGTATCCCACCGCCGTGTTGTTGTCTGCGGTTGTGTTAGCGTCTAATGCGCCCATTCCAACAGCAGTATTTGCTGTGCCTGTGGTGTTTGCTTCTAATGCACCCTGTCCAACTGCGGTGTTGTTATCTGCTGTTGTTGCTGTTGAAAGAGCATCTTCTCCAATCGCAACATTAGCAGAGCCGGTTGTAATTGCATCCCCGGCCAACTTACCTACGATTGTATTATTATCGCCTGTGGTTACTGCTGCTCCTGCGCCCTTACCAACCGCAGTGTTGCCTGTGCCTGTCGAATTAGCCAGCAAAGCACTAGAACCCACGGCAGTGTTGTTGCTCGCTGTCGTGTTAGCTGTTAAAGCGTTATAACCAACAGCAACATTATCATCCCCAGTTGTTAAAGCTGCGAAAACATCAACACCTAAACCAGTATTATAGTTAGCAGAACTAATAGTTCCTGTGGAATTATCTCCAAACATGATTGAAGAAGTTCCAAAAGCTTTATAATTTAATGCTGAACCATTAATAGTTAGTGCATCTGTTTCTAAAGTTCCGTCTATATCTGCATCGCCTGATATATCTAAAGATCCTGCATCTAGTTCTCCTGCTATTGTAAGAAGCCCACTAGAAGGATTATATGTTAATCCTGTATCAGTCTCTGCACCTTGCGAACCTGTAGCTCCATCAACAAAGACAGGATAAACAGTTTCATCTGTGCTATTATTTGCAGAAACTGTAAAATTATCAGCAGTACCTGTAGTATCTTGGTTAAGCGTTCCTATAACAAAATCTAAAGTATTGTCTCCGTCTTCATACGAAACTGTAATATTTGTTTCAGTATTACTGGAAACCATTGCTCCAACTGTATCAGCTATATATTCATTGAGTGCTGTTCCATCTACGGTATAAGCATCGGCTTCAAGAGTACCATCAATATCTGCATTGCCTGATATATCTAGAGTTGCTGCATCTAGTTCTCCTGCTA